CTGTATCATTTTAAGAACAGAGGGTACAGAGGTTTCAGTTTAAATAGACCTGACAAAACATTTAATAAGTTGTCAAAAACTGAAAGAGAGTTAGGTGGTATACCCAATACTTCTGAAGATGTAAAGCAGTCTCACGCATCAGCGATTGAGTCCTACATTGAGAAGCATGTGGGTATGGATTTAAGTGGTCAATATAGAGACCCAGACGAAATGGGTTCTATGTATTTTATGAAAACATTAGAGGACTGGGCTAAGTTTGATATTACTAATCGAACTAAGTTTGATGCTTCTATTAGTTCTGGATTAGCTATAATGGCTAATCAAAAGCACTTATACACACCTTCTAAACAAAAATCGAAAATAAGTATTAACTTTGCAAGATACGATAACAAGTCTTCAATAAGTCAAATAATTAATAGATGAAGTCAGTAAAAATAGACATTCAGGCTGCCGCATTTCCTGACCAGTTTGTTTCAGATTCAAAGAAGAAAACAAAAGAATATGGTCTCCAAATAGGACAAGCGATTCAGTACGAATGGTTCAGAAGAGATGGAAACACCTGTAGGTTTTATAGCCAGTGGGCTGAGTTTCATAGATTAAGACTGTATGCAAGAGGAGAGCAGTCAATAGCAAAGTATAAAAACGAATTAGCTATTGATGGAGATTTATCGTATCTAAATTTAGATTGGACACCAGTTCCAATTATACCAAAGTTTGTTGACATTGTGGTTAACGGAATGTCAGATAGGCTTTTTAAAATCAACTGTTTTGCTCAAGACGCTATGTCTGCTGAAAAGAGAAGTGAGTTTCAGAAGATGGTTGAAAAGAATATGGTTAACAAAGATTTATTTAATCAGATAGAACAAGAGTTCGGTGTTAATCCTTTCACCATAGCTAAAGATAATATTCCTGAGAATGATATGGAGCTTGAATTGTTTATGCAAATGAACTACAAGCCAGCTATTGAGATAGCCTCAGAACAAGCCATTAACACTATGCTTGAAGAGAATCATTACTCTCAGGTTAGAAAACAATGCGACTATGATATAACAACTTTAGGTATTGGTATATGTAAGCACATGTTTCAAAAAGGCGATGGTATTCGTGTAGAGTATGTTGATCCAGCTAATGTTGTGTACAGTTACACAGAAGATCCATACTTCAAAGATTGTTTCTATTGGGGAGAAATCAAAACAGTTCCAATATCAGAGCTTGTAAAAATTAACCCTGACTTGACTAACGAAGATATGGAAGAAATATCTAAGTATAGTCAGTCTTGGTATGACTACTATAATGTTGCGGCTATGTACGAAAACAGTATGTTTGCCAGAGACACTTGTACCTTAATGTATTTTAACTACAAGACTACTAACAAGTTTGTTTACAAGAAGAAAGAAATATCTGAAGGTTCTTACAGAGTAGTTGAAAAAGATGACCAGTTCAATCCTACTGAAGAAATGATGGAGGAGAGAAACTTTGAAAAGGTAGAAAAAACCATAGACGTTTGGTATGAAGGTGTTATGGTTATGGGTACCAACATAATATTAAAGTGGGATATGATGGAGAATATGGTAAGACCAAATTCTGCTAATCAGTTCGCTATGTCTAATTATGTAGCTGTAGCGCCCAGAATGTACAAAGGTGTGGTTGAGTCTTTGGTTAGAAGAATGATACCATTTGCTGACTTAATACAAATGACGCATCTTAAGTTACAGCAAGTTGTTTCACGTGTTGTTCCTGATGGTGTCTTTATAGATGCTGACGGACTAAACGAAGTAGACTTAGGAACAGGCAACGCTTATGACCCTTCTGATGCGCTAAGACTTTATTTTCAAACTGGTAGTGTTGTAGGAAGAAGCTACACTCAAGATGGTGAGTTTAATAACGCCAGAGTTCCTATTCAGCAATTAACATCTAACAGTGGAGCGTCTAAAATGCAGATGCTTATTGGAAACTACAACCACTATTTAGATATGATAAGGTCTGTCACAGGACTAAATGAAGCACGTGATGGTTCAACACCAGACCCTAATTCTTTAGTTGGTGTTCAGAAGTTAGCTGCACTAAATTCTAACACAGCAACACGACATATACTACAAGGAAGTTTATTCCTTACAAAAACTTTAGCTGAGGCTTTAGCTATTAGAACAGCGGATGTATTAGAGTACTCTGACTTCAAGGATGAGTTTGCTATGCAAATCGGCAAGTACAACTTGAGCATATTAGAAGATATAAAGAACTTATACCTTTATGACTTTGGTATATTTATTGAGGTTGCTCCAGATGAAGAAGAGAAAGCTCAGCTTGAGGCTAATATACAGATGGCTTTATCTCAAGGTGGTATAGACTTAGAAGACGCTATTGACATCAGAGAGCTTAAGAATCTTAAGATGGCTAACCAACTACTAAAACTTAAGCGTAAACAAAGACAAGAGCAGGAGCAACAGCAAAAAGCTACTGAGATGCAGATGCAACAACAAAACAATATGCAGTCTCAACAAATGGCAGCTCAAACAGCAATGCAAAAGATACAGGCGGAAGCTCAAGCTAAGATGCAGATTAAGCAGGCTGAGATTTCTTTTGAAATAGAAAAACAAAAGAACGAGGCAATGTTGAAGCAACAGCTTATGCAGGTGGAGTTCCAAATGCAAATGCAGCTTAAAGGTGTAGAGCAGTCTCAGATTGATATGAGAGAAGAAAAACGTGAGAAGGCTAAGGCTGAGCGTATTAGTCAGGCTAACTCTGAACAGTCTAAGCTTATTCAGCAAAGAAAAAATAACCTTCCTCCAATAAGCTTTGAATCCAATGAGGACAGCTTGGATGGTTTTGACCTTGCTGAATTTAATCCAAGATAATATGACTGTTGTAAAAAAGAAAAGAAAAAAACATTTAAGAAACTTAAAAAGAAATAAGTCTGGCAGAAATGCTACTGTAAAAATGACTTATGGATCAGGCGATGTAGATGGTAAAAAGGTTTACAGAGCTTATCCTTCTATAACCTTCAAAGGAAACGAAAAAGCTAAACCGCAGAGTTATAAAGAAGCTTTAGATGCTGGGGAGGTTTATGAGTTTAAAAGAAAGAAGAGGGCTGAAAGATTTGCGGCTGGATCTTGGAAAAAGGGTAAAGCTAAAAGAGAAGCTATGAAAGCATATAGAGCTAAAAAGAAGTCTGAAAGACAGGCTAAAAGAAATAAATAAATAAGTATTAACTTTGTAAAAATTTAATTTAATGGAAAATCAAGAATTTAAAGTAAAGGCGGTAGAAGGCTCTGAGCAGAAGTCTGTAGCAGAGATTGAAGAGAAACTTTTAAAACAACATGAAGAAAGTTTTGAAAATGATGGAGCTGACGATGCAGGAGTGGAAGCAAGCTCTGAAAGTACCACCGCCACGAACACCGAAGAAAGTGTACAACCGCAAGAAGAAACACAAGAATCGGCAGGACTAAAAGATGAAGATATTATATCTTACATAAAGGATAGATATAATAAAGATATTACATCGGTTGATGATTTGTTTGCTCAAAAGGAGATAAACGATGACTTACCAGAAGATGTAAAAACGTTCTTTGAATATAAAAAAGAAACAGGGCGAGGCATTGATGACTTTGTAAGACTACAGAAGGATTACGAAAACATGGATGCATCGCAGTTGCTAACTGAGTACTACGCAGCTACTGAAGAAGGATTGGATACCATTGATATTCAAGACTTGATTGAAGATAAGTTTGGGTATGACGAAGATCTTGATGAAGATAAAGACATTAAGAAAAAGAAGTTAGCACAGAAAAGAGAACTTGTTAAAGCGAAGAAATTTTTTAACGAGCAAAAGGATAAATATAAGATTCCTCTTGAGTCAAGTGGGAGTTCATTATCTGATGAGCAAGCCGAAGAATTTAGTCGCTATAAAAGTTATATAGAAGAGGCTGAAACTTCTCAACAAAAAACTAAGGAAAGGTATGATTATTTTCTTCAAAAAACCAACGAGGTTTTTAACGATGATTTCAAAGGTTTTGATTTCAAAGTCGGAGAGAATGAATTTACTTACAAACCTGGGGATGCTTCTGAACTTAAGAATGTTCAATCTGATGTAAATAATTTCGTAAAGAAATTTATGGACAAAGATTCAGGATTAATTAAAGATGCAGAAGGTTACCATCGTGCAATAGCGATGGCGATGAATCCAGAAAAGTTTGCGCAGTTTTTTTACGACCAAGGAGTAGCTGCAACAGTGGATAACGTTTCCAAAAAATCTAAAAACATAAATATGGAAATGAGAAACACTCCGCAGTCAACATCTAAAGGTGGTTTAAAAATTAAGTCTTTAGGACAAACAAGTAGTAGAGGTCTCAAAATAAAAAGTATTAAAAAAAGTTAAACCTTTAAAATAAAAAAACAATGCCAGTATTAAATACTCCAGGCTTTGACTTGCAGCCATCATCGGCTCAGGTCCCTACAGCCACAAATTATCTTACCAACTTCAACTTTTTGAATCAGTATCTTCCTGATACTTATGAAAAAGAGTTTGAGCGTTATGGTAACAGAACAGTAGCTTCATTCTTAAGAATGGTAGGTGCTGAAATGCCTTCTAACTCTGACCTTATCAAATGGGCTGAGCAAGGAAGATTACACACGAAGTACACAGGATGTCAGTCAGGTTCTCCTGCTGGTGTGGGTACTACAACAGCTACTATCACTATTCCTCTTGCTCAAGTAAATGGTAACCCTCCAACGGGTTCTCAAATGCCTAACACAACAGCTATTAGTGGTCCTGCTTTTAGAGTTGGTCAAACGGTAATGATTTCTGATGAAGCAGCAGGTTCTGCTAACTTCAACAAAGCTATCGTTATTTCTTTACCAAATATAAACCAGATTCAAGTAGCTTACTATGAAGCAGGTGGTCAAACTTTTGGCGCTGCTGACTTATTAACTGTTTGGGCTTACGGTTCAGAATTTAGAAAAGGTCAAAATGGTATGCAAGGTTCTAATGAGCCAGGTGATTTGATCTTCGAAAACTCTCCAATCATCATCAAAGACAACTACGAGGTGTCTGGTTCTGACATGGCTCAGATTGGTTGGATTGAGATTTCTACTGAAGACGGTGGTACAGGTTACTTATGGTACATGAAAGCTGAACACGAAACAAGACTTCGTTTTGAAGATTACTTAGAAACTGCTATGGTAGAGGCTGTTCCAGCTGCTGCTACTTCAGGTGTTGCTACACAAGTTGTAGACACAACTGTTGGTCAGAAAGGTTCTGAAGGTATCTTCTACGTTGTAGAGAATCGTGGTAATGTTTTCGGTGGTGGTAACCCAACTACTTTAGCAAACTTTGATGCTATCATTCAGCGTTTAGATAAGCAAGGTGCTATCGAAGAGAATGTTCTTTTCGTAGACCGTCAGTTCTCTTTTGACATTGACGATATGTTAGCTGCTCAAAACTCTTACGGAGCGGGTGGTACTTCATATGGTTTATTTGACAATGATGCTGATATGGCTCTAAACTTAGGTTTCACAGGATTCCGTAGAGGTTATGACTTCTACAAGTCTGACTGGAAATACCTTAACGATCCTACAATGCGAGGTGACTTAGTTGCAGGTAAAGTAAACGGTCTTTTAGTTCCTGCTGGATCTACAACTGTATACGATCAAGTATTAGGAAAGAACGCTAAGCGTCCATTCTTACACGTTCGTTATAGAGCTTCAGAGACTGAAGACAGACGTTACAAAACTTGGATCACTGGTTCTGCTGGTGGAGCAAGAACATCTGACTTAGATGCAATGACTGTTAACTTCTTGAGTGAAAGAGCTGTATGTACTTTAGGTGCAAACAACTTCTTCATCTTCAAGTCGTAAGCATAGATGATTATTAGGGGAGGGTTAAACTCCTCCCCTTTTTTTAACTTTAATTAAATTATAATAAAATGAAAAAGAAAACACAGTATGTAGACAAGGCATACAAACTTACCAGAGATGCAGCACCATTATCTTATATGCTGCCATCACATCACAGTAGAAGATTCCCATTATTACATTTTGACCAAGAGACAGGTGTTAACCGCCCTCTTAGATATGCTACCAATCAGAAGTCTCCATTTGAAGATGAGCAAGATGGTAATGCTATATTAGAGCCAATTATATTTGAAGATGGGTTTTTATTTGTGAGAAAAGAAAACCAAGTACTACAACAATTTCTACACTTCCATCCACAAAAGGGTTCAATCTTTGTGGAGGTTGATAAAGCCAAAGAAGCATCTGAAGAATTAGATTATGTTGAGATGGAAATAAATGCTTTGATAGAAGCCAACAACTTGACATTAGAGAAAAGAGTATCTTTAGCTCGTGTTCTATTAGGCTCTTCTGTAGATAAAATGAGTAGTCCTGAAATAAAAAGAGATATACTTTTATTTGCTAAAAATAATCCAATTGAGTTTCTTGAAGCTTTAGATGACCCAATGATAGAGATAGAGGATAATGTTTCTCAGTTTGTGTCTAATGGCTTTTTAGAAATTAAGGACAAAGCTGTTATGATGAGAACAGGTAAAAAGTCAGTAAGACTAATGGGACTTCCTTTTGGTGAAGAACCTCTTTATGTTATAGCATCTTTCATGCAAAGCGATGAAGGGTTGCCAACCTATAAAGCCCTACTGAAAAGACTTAAGTAGTTAAAAGAGCACTCAGAAATGGGTGCTTTTTTTTTGACTATCTTTGTGCTTTATTAACCCATTAACATTTTTAACTATGGACAAATTTTTAAGCATCCCTGTATCGGGAGCGTCAAACGCTTTAGTAAGTGTTGCTGACGTATTATCTATTACACGCACAAGCACTACTGTATCTGTAATCAACTACCTAAGCGGTAACACTGCTACAATTACTTTAGGATCTGCTGAAGCTGCGACAAACCAATTTAGAGATTCTCTTCAAGAAGCAATGATTGAGGCTTTAGCTA